ATGCTGGCCGGCGTGGTCGTGGTCCTGGTGGGCCTGGCCGGCGCGGTCGTGTCGTCGTGGCTCCGCGTGGGCCAGGGTGAGGACACTGGCGGCACGGCGGGGTGGGAGCTGGACGGCTAAAGCCACCCCATGTGTCGCATCCAATTCCAGAGTTGAGTGTCTACCGGTCCGCCGCTCTGCTGCGCTGCCCCGGCCACACCCAGCCCCAGCCCCAGCGCACCGCTCGAGGTGGCCAGCTTCCGCGCCGCGCCGGCCACACCCAGCCCCAGCCCGACGCCCGCCGCGGCGGCCGGGGCGCCAGCTTCCGCGGCGCCGGCCACACCCAACCCCAGGGTGAGCTGCGCGGCGACCTGCCCGGCTTTCTGAGCGCCGTCGACGGCGCCCAGCCCAAGCCCGATGGCGGCGCCGGAGGAGGCCAGCTTCCGCGCCGTCGCGGTGACTTGCAGGCCCACCCCGGCGGCGCCGGCAGCCGGGACGGCGCCAGCGGCGGCGGCGCGAATGGCGATGGTGTGGGACACCCAGTTGTTTGCCCCGGACAGCTCCCCGGCGCCGGGGTCCTCGGTGGTTGTGGTGGCGTTCCGCCACGACACACCCAACCGGGCGCCGCCCGCGCCTGATATGCCGTGGTTGGCGCCGTTCGTATCGTAGTTGGTCGGCCACGTCGCAACTGTCTGATTGCCGTCGTTAGCGATCGTGACCACAAACAGCGTCCCGGCCTCCGCACCCCACGACGGGGTCACGGCGGGCGGATCCGGCGTGTCCGAGTTTCCCTCACCGGCTGTGGCGTTCACTTCCGGGGCCTGCGAGGCGTGCGCCCCGATCACCGGGTAGACGACTGTGGTGGCGATTTCCGACGTCGACTCCCAGGTCAGGTCATCGTCCTCGGTGCCGTCCGCGAAGCCGTAATAGAGGCCATGTGAGACCGCCGTCCCCTCGTCCTCCTTGTCGAGCAGCGTCCAGAATGACGGCACGGTGAACGCAGGCGCCCCGTCGCACGCGATCAGCAGCAGCAGCAGGTCGCCCGTGTCATAGGTGGCGGGCAGGGCGATCCCGTGAGACGTCGCATTCGCGGTCTCCTCGTCGAGGCCCGGAGTGCCCAGCTCGGCCGCCATCGGATCAGGTGGAAGTGCCGGTGACTGTGACCGTGACCTCGAGCTCCCCGGCGCCAGCGAACGACTCTTCGGGGGTCAGCGCGGCCTGCCCCTGCAGGGTGCCGTTCGTTAGCGCATTCCATAGGCTGATGTCGGTGTATGGGCCGCCAGCGCCGGTGATGGTGAACGTCCCCACCTGCTCGGTCTCATCCGAGGACGCGGAAGGGAACACGAAGCTCAGCCGGGCCGCGACCTCCGCGGCCACATTGTCGGTGCCGTTCACGCCGGGGTCGCCGTCGTGGAGCTGGATGTGGGTGACGTCCTCGACGGCTGTGTCGACGGACGCGGTCACCCGCGCGGATGTCAATGGCATGGCTCACTCCTCGATGAATTCGACATACAGCAGGGCCGGCTGGGTGGCCGACTGGGTGGACGATATGTTACCGGAGCCGGACAGCCGCGCCGACGTGGCGACGAACGTCTTGTCTTCGGTGGCGTCGGCGGTGTACTGGGCTTCCACGGTGCGTTGCACAATCTGCGAGTTGGCGTCGAAGCTGACGTTGTCGAGCTGCAGTTGGGTGCCGGAGACGGAGTCCTCACGCAGCCGGAGACGGGCTACGTCGGTGCCGACCGATGACTGGTGCGCGCATACGTGCCGCACCCGGTAGGTGCGCCCAGCGACCACTGGCGCCACCACAGTGTCCAGCACCGTTTCGGATGTGAAGGTGCCGGAGTTGGACGTCCTGGTCGTGGTTGCGACGCGCTCCCCGGGGATCTTCCCCGCGGTGATCGCTTCTCCTGCCAGCGGCATTATCCCATCCTCCTCTACAGCGCCAGCCTGGCCGGCGTCCACAGCCGCACGGGTGTGCCCGCGTCGTGAGCCTTCACCACGCCGTTGACTGACCGGGTGACTGTGAAGACTTGCACGCCGGCAACCGCCGCGGCGATGTCCGTGACGGTCATCCGCTCCCCGCCCACATATATGTCGAACGGGGTTTCGCCGTCGTCGGTGGTCCACAGCGGCTCGATTGTGACCTCCACGGCGAGCGCTGTGTGCGTGGAGTTGACGCCGATGTCCAGTTCCGACCCGGCGGTGTCGTACCGGTCGGTGTCATAGACGGCCACGTTGTATGGGGAGGCCGGCGCCGTCACCAGCTCCACGTCCCGCATGTGTGAGCCCAGCGTCTCCACGGTGCCCTGCACGAGCGCGTCGACGTCGTCGGGTGGAAGCCATGAGGGCAGGTCGGTGATCCGCACCAGGTCGCCCAGGTCCAGGGCGGCGATGGCCGCGGCGATGCCCGGCGCGGCGTTCAGCCGGAACAGCAGCCGCGGATAGCGGGCCTCGTCCACGATGCCCAGGGCCAGCAGCCATCCGGCGTGGTTGGCTAGGAACCCGTCCCCGGCCACGTTCAGTGTTACCGACGTGGCGTAGGTGCCCACGCCGTCCGGTGGGTCCGCTGTGGACAGGGCGCCGGCCTCGAGCACTGCGCGGGCCTCCCCGCTCTGTGGGCGTGTCGCGGTGACGTCGTTTCGTGTGAAGCGGTCATCGTCCACGGGCTCCGGAAGCCCATAGAAGACGTCCGCGGAGTAGTCCGCGGTCAACGCCGGGGTCTGGTCATAGAGGTCGGTCCGGGTGCGGTATTCGAGTCCGAGGTCGTCCCGGGTTTCATACAGGATGCCGTGATCCGCGGCCGCCGCCTCGAGTAGCAGCTCCAGCGGCGGCAGCGGCGCCTGCGGGCCCATCGGGGCTGTGTCGTCCAGGTCGCCCACGGCGGTAAACGGGATAAACTGCTCGCTGCAGATTCGTTCAATGCGCCGCCCAGCCGTCTCCCCGGTGTGCCCGAACGCTGCGTCGACACTGTCGGCCAGGGCGGGTGGGTCGGTCCACGCGGCCCAGTGCCCGGTCGCCAGCGCCGTCGTTACTGTGGTTGACACTGTGGTGGCCACCCGCAGCAGCGGCGCCAGCGTCTCGCTGGTCTCGGTGTGGGTCAGGACGGACACCCCGTCGACCCACACCTGGTAGTCGATGTCCGCGCCGTCCTGCGTGGCGGTCAGCCGCACGTGGTGCGGGTTGTCATCCCAAAACCCTGCCGGCGCGTCGTCGGTGGCCACGGTTGAGAAACCGAGGGACAGGGTGACGTCCCCGGCTTGTGCGTCAAACCCGACGATGACGAACGTTTCGACGGTCGCCGCGCCGTAAACCGCGGAGAACAGCGTCCCATCCCCGGCGCCCTCCCCGTACCCTCCGGACCGGATGCACTCAATGGTCCATGTGTCCACGAATCCGGACATGGCCACGTCCGCGGTCATGACGGTCCCCAGTGTGTCGTGCTCAATTTTGGCGACGGGCCGCAGCCACGGCGCGAGCTGGCCCTGGCCCCACACCTGCGGCGACGGCTGGTCCGGCGCCGGCTTCCCGGTAATCTGCACCGGCCCACCTGACACCGCGGAGGCCGCCGACACCGACAGTGGCCCGTCCTCCAGCGGCCAGTACGCCGCAGGGTCGTTCGCCAGGATGAACGTGCGCGGCGTGGACGGCGCCGCCGCATTCCCCTGCCCTAGCCGGCGCATGATGCCCGCGACCTCGAGCGCCACGTACACGTCCTTCCCGGGCTTGTCCCACCTGGTCGGCCACTCCGAGACCTCCCCGACGAGACGAACGTCCGCGTCGACGCGAACCCGGGCGGGCGTGTTCCTGCCGATCTTCCCGAAGTACGGCGACGACGGGTTCCGTGGGGAGTAGGTGCCGTCCCGATTGTTGACGGTCACTGTGCAGCTCGACGGCTCGACCTGCCCGCCTTCCGCGGTGCGCCCGCGGGTGATCGTGATAGGGGCCCGTGTGTAGACGTCGTCGGTGATGTCCACCCACGCTCCGTCTATCCACAGATCGACATGGACGTCAAGTGCCGCCATCATGCGCCGCCGAGCACAACTTGAACGTCCCCGCCCTGCGTGCGAATGGCCTTACGTAGCAGCTCCACCAGCAGCCGGGCCAGCTCGCCGTCGCCACGCAACTCGAGCACTGTTCGCCCGTCCGCCCTGCTCGCGGGTTCGACGCGCTCCCCGGCCTGCAGAATGGCCATGGCCTCCTGCCCGGGCGCCCCGGGGACGACGCCGCCGCTGTGCATCCGCGGGATCCGGTACGAACGGCCGCCGATGATCGGGACCCAGTCAGGGATGCTGAATCCCCTGCCGCCGATGGTGGCATTCCACGCGGCCTTGACGCCACGGAAGGCGAGCCGGAACGGCGCCGAGATGGCCGTCGCCAGCCCCTTGATGTAGGCCACATACACCCGGGCGCCGGCCTGCAGTCCCGTCCACAGCGCCTTACCCACGGCTAGGACGCCACGGAAGGCGCCTTGAACAATCTTGCGGAACGTCTCCGACTTGTTATAGGCCAGCACCAGCGCGGAGCCGATGGCGACCAGGGCGGTGATGACCAGCCCGATCGGGTTCGCCCTCATGGCCAGGTTCAGGCCCCGTTGCGCGACCGTCAGCACCCCAGTGCCGACCGCGGTGGCCTTCGTGGCGGCGCCGTGGGCGACGGTCGCCGCGGTCGACCGGACCGAAGCCACGGCGCTCTGCAGCATGGAAACGGACATCGCCTTGAAGGCGGGGACCACGAAGTTGAAAATCCCGGAGCCCAGGTCACCGATGCCCATGCCCAGCATGAGGGCGCCGTCGAACATGTCGCCTTTCATCATCATCGACACGCCGCGGCCGGTGTCCTCGACGCCGGTGAGGGTGTCACGGAAGCCCATAGCGCGGGTGTCCGCCGTGTCGGACGCTTCCCCGAACTTGTCCAGCCCGCCGGCACCGTCTCGTATGTCCCGCCCCGCCCGGCCGACGTCGGTGCCCATTTCCTTAGCGGACGCGCCGACCTTGTCGAACGATTTTGTGAGCTGGTCATGGTCCCCAGCAAAGGTGAGCGTAACTTCCGGTTTGCGGCTCATCGCTGGACGTCCCATCCGGCCTGTCGCGCCACGTCAACCAGCGCGTCCTCGAGTAGCTGCCCGAAGCGGTCACGGTTGGCGAAGTAGGACCGGTAAATGTACCGGCCTTGTTTGATGAACGGGCGCACTTGGGCGTGGCCGCGGCCGACCCTGCCACCGTAGTCCAACCATCCGTAGTAGGGGACCCGTCTGCCGCCGCCCGCGACACGGACAGCGGTGCGGGTGCTCTTCGCCCTCACTGACCTGCGGGCCTTCCCAGACCGGGACGCCACCCGTGGGCGGGCTTCATTCACCACGACGTCGGCCACACCATTCAGCCCGAGCCGAAGCACCTTCGGCATGTCGGAGTCGAGCCGTTTCAGATCCTGCGAGAACTCCCGCAAACCTTCGACGTGGATCGGATCCTCAGGCATCGCGGGCCGGCCTCTCCACGACCACCATAGGCGGCGCAGCGCTGGCTGCGTGGCCCAGGGTCAGGTGGTCCTCAAACCGGCGCGCCAGGTGCAGCACAGCCTGTTCTGTGCGGTCCACGGCGTCTTTCATGCTCAGCCCGTGGTCGGGTGAAACTTCCATCTCCACCCGGCGCATGGGTTCTGAGACCTGCTTGCGCACCCACCGTTTGAACCACAGCAGGGCGCCACCCGCGGCCGCGGCGAGCACTGTGAGTTGGGCGGCGATTGCGACGAGCTGTTCAAGCTGCGTCATGTCTTCCCGCCTCCCCGCTGTAGCCGTGCCAGCTCTTCCCGCTGCGCCTTCCGTGCGAAGTACACGCCCCACCGCATGTACTCGTCAGCCGCCAGCTCCCGCCGCATCCGGGCCACCGTCATCCCCAGCTTCGTCGCCAGGAACATCTCGAATTCCAGGTCCGGGTTCGTCTCCATAGCCAGGTAGGCCGCTTTTGTCGGCGCCCTCGGACAGGCCGGACAGCGCGCGGATCTTGTCCACCACGGGCTCAATCTCCCCAGCCGGGGACACCTTCTGCCACACCGCGGCCTGGCCTTCGGTCATCGCCGGGTCGATCATCCCCAGGCGCAGGATCTTCCGTTCGTGGGCCTGGGTGTCCTTCGCCTTCTGCGTCTCGAAGACCTCTTCGCGGGACAGGCCGCGCACCCGCACAGTGCCCATGCTGGGCACTTCCACGTCATCCTCCGGCAGCCCGGTCGGGGTGTCGGCCCGCGGCCCGAGCAGCTTGTCCAGGTCGACGCTCATGCCGACTGCGCCGTCGAGTCGACGTCACCGCTCATGGTCAGTTCCACGGACCACATGACGTAGTCCGCGACCGGGTGAGTTTGAACGTAGCTCTTCACCAGCACATCCACTTCGTCCTGCGGGAGGCTCGCGCCGGTGCCCTCCGGCCGGTGGATGAGCACGACGACGGTGCCACGCAGCGGCAGGAGCACGGCCCGCGGCCCGGTGCTGGCCGTGTTGTCGTACTTCCCGGACACGGTGACGGTGCCGGACGTGAGCCCGCCCAGGAATACGTGCCCATCGTTGCCGTACGTGGTGACGTCGTGTTCGTCGGCCTCGAATTTCAGCTCCGAATTGTCGCAGTACTG